AGCGGATGGATGGTATTCACACTATTTACCGTTATGCTGGCAGTATATTTGCTTTATGCCACGATACGGTTACGTCCCATAAGACTACTCGGAGGAGTCACTCTCCTGTTCGTCGTTGCCGAATGTCTCGTCATGCCTTATTTGGGAAGTGTCATCAACAATCCGGATATGAAAAGTATAGCCGCAACGCGTGGAATCAGGGAGTTGGAAGGAATTCCCTTCTATCATATTGACTCCGTACCCCTACGCATTGAACTGGTATATGCCGCCTACCGCAGCATCCGCCCGGTAAAGGCCGATTCTCTATGTCGTAGGCTACCGTGTGTGCTGCTGACACACCATACCATACAAGAGGTGATGGAAAAAGGATGCCTAAAGGGGATGGAAATCGTTCCAATAGGACGATATGATGACAACCACCGACCAAAAACGAACCGCCTGTACAGTGGAGAATTTATTTATTACGCTACACTGCTGAAGGCCAAGAAAGACGTGGAAAAAACTCTGCAAGAGGATTCTAATGACAATAATAAATGACAGACAATGAAAATGAATAAGACAAGAAACTATGAACTGACCATCATCGTACCCGTCTACAATGAGGAGGATAATATCACAGCCCTGGAAGAGCGTCTGGGCGTTTTCCTGCCCTATGCGAGGAAAACCGCCTGCGTGCTCTTCGTGGATGACGGTTCCACCGACCATAGCCTTGAGCGTATCATGGAAATATGCCGCCGCCAAACAGCCTTCTTCTATCTCGCACTGGATCACAACTGCGGACTGAGTGCTGCACTGAAAGCCGGGATTGACATTGCGGAATCATCCTATGTGGGATATATGGACGCCGATCTGCAAACGGCTCCAGAGGACTTCAACCGACTGCTGCCGTACATTGAGGACTATGAACTGGTAACGGGAGTACGCGCTGACCGCAAGGACACGGCGTTCAAAAAGTTCCAGTCGAAAATAGCCAACGCTTTCCGCCGGCTCATAACGCATGACGGTATGCGGGACACAGGCTGTCCGCTCAAGGTGATGCATACAGACTGTGCCAAACGCATGCCACTTTTCACTGGAATGCACCGTTTTCTGCCCGCACTCATTCTCATGCAAGGAGGCCGGGTGAGGCAGATTCCCGTGCGCCACTTTCCCCGTACGGCGGGCGTGTCGAAGTACCACCTGCGCAACCGCCTTATCGCCCCGTTCATGGACTGCTTTGCCTACCGCTGGATGAGAAGCCGCTATATCAACTACCGCATTGCGGTACATGACTTGGACAAGGCATAGGAGGACGGAATGGAAAACGTGATCCTGACGCTGGCAGTCGGTTTTATGGCACAGGCCTTCTTCTCGGCACGCATCCTCGTGCAATGGGTGCTGTCCGAGCGGGAGCGGCGTGTGCTTTCACCCTCGCTCTTCTGGATCTTGAGCCTGGCCGGATCCTACCTGCTCTGCCTCTACGGATGGCTGCGGGGGGATTTTGCCATTGTGTTAGGACAATTCCTGTCCTATTATATCTACCTATGGAATCTCAACGCCAAAGGCGTATGGCAAAAACTACCCGTACCGCTACGCGCCATCCTGCAGCTTACACCAGTTATTGCCCTCGGTTTTGTTGGAAGGCATGTTGGAGAAATCACCGACCGCTTCCTGCATAACGAGGGGGTGCCCTCGTGGCTGCTGATCTTTGGATCGGCCGGACAGGTGCTGTTCACGCTGCGTTTTGTCTACCAGTGGCTCTATTCACGTGATAGGGGAGAGTCGGACCTCCCTGCAGGATTCTGGCTCATCAGCCTAGCCGGGGCACTCTGCATCGCCGCATATGCCATCATCCGACAGGATGTCGTGCTCATGGTGGGACAGTCGTTCGGCATCGTGGCATACGTACGGAACCTTATATTGATCAGGAACAAAAAGAAAGGAAAAAAAGAATGAAGACATTAGTGACAGGGGCCGCCGGATTCATCGGGGCGGCTACGGTAAAAGCCCTGCTCGGGCAGGGGTATGAGGTGGTGGGGATGGATAACCTCAACGCCTATTACGACATAGGCCTGAAATATGCCCGGCTTGCCGATGCGGGTATCCGGCAATCTGACATACGGGAGAACAAGATGGTGGAAAGCAGGCAGATGACACCCTACAGATTTATCAAGATGGATCTGACCGATCGCATCGCTTTGGAGAGACTTTTCGCCTTGGAACATTTTGATGCCGTTATCAATCTTGCCGGACAGGCAGGAGTGCGCTACTCCATCGAAAACCCGTTCGCTTATGTGGAAAGCAACGTCCTGGGCTTCCTCAACTTGCTGGAATGCTGCCGCCACTATCCCGTCAGCCACTTGCTCTATGCTAGTTCCAGTAGTGTCTACGGCATGAGTGACCATGTCCCTTATGCCGAATCTGATCCTACGGACAGCCCCGTTAGTCTCTACGCCGCCACCAAGAAGAGCGACGAGCTGATGGCCTACGCCTACAGCCGTCTCTACGGTATCACTGCTACAGGCATGCGCTTCTTTACCGTCTACGGTCCATGGGGACGGCCCGACATGGCCCCGTTCATCTTCCTGCGTTCGGTGTTGGAGGGCAGCCCCCTCCGTGTATTCAACCGCGGGAAAATGCGGCGTGACTTCACCTACATAGACGACATCGTGCGTGGTATGACACTCCTGCTGTCCTCTCCCTCCGGCACTGTATCCCATCGGGTTTACAATATCGGCCATTCCGATCCCGTACCGCTGATGGACTTTATCCATGCTGTTGAACAGGTTACTGGGCATAAGGCCATCCTGCAAATGGAGGAAATGCAACCTGGCGATGTACTGTGTACTTATGCTGACACTTCGCGTCTGGAATGCGACTTCGGCTTCCGTCCCTCTATCTCTGTGACAGAGGGTATCAGTAAGTTTTACGTATGGTACCGGGATTTTTATACGAAAGGAAAGAATAGGCAATATTAAGAGTATCATTGTTACGTGGAATGACATCGGCCATAGCTAAAGCAGGAGAACTTCATATCGGTCATGCTACTTGTAGGGATAAGGGAAATCCATAGGAAGGAACAGGGATGAAAGGCACTGTTTACCTTCAAGATTTCTACGATATCTCGCTTCATTTTCATTATTGCTTAATAATTTAGCAGATGTATGAGACTAAAAAGGAATTGAATATGAGAAAGATGGATTCCTTTAAGACATCCCACTTCTTATATTACCTTTTATCTTTGTAAGTTGCCTGGGTGATAACGGAGAATACAAATGGGAAGTTACAGGTCATGGGGTTTTATAGAAAGGAAAATTTAGAACATCCGTTCGATTTTTTTGTTAAAATCTGGTATGACAGGGATTTTTGAAATAGATGTAACTGTATACTAAGGATTCCCTGAGTTAAAAGTATTCAGAACCTGTTTAAACATCGATATTCATACGGTAGCATCCATTCTCCCAGACACTACCGGTCCGTGTATGATTTTGGATTTGAGGATGTCCTTTCCATTCTGTATTTCAAGGACGTGCATCTCTACGCCAAGGCTGTCAGATATGATAAGCCCGTTGTTGTCGTTCTCGTAAAAATAGCCCTGTCTGGTTATGAAAGCGTCATGTCTGGTGTTCAGAAGTTTCTGCAGGTGTATATCTTCTTTTCACACTTACCCACCTTTTGGAGGTGGTCCCAAGTATACCTTACGGATAAGGAAACAGTCTTTTATATTCATTCCTCAAATAAGAAAATCAAATCAGCCATGGATTCTTATAAGGGTCATAATCAGTCTGGAAAGTAGCCATTTGCCAATCGGCAATTGGCTTCTTCTTTTCATCCAATTTACGAGGTATCTGCGGATTAAGGCGTAGCTTAGCCGCATCATTCAGCCATTTCATGCTATCTTCGTGATCGCGCATACGTACAACACTAACATTGTTCGGGGCAATCAATTTTGTAAGTTCATAGATTGCCAGCCGAACCATGTGCTTCTTGAGATTATAATTGCGTGGATCATGCGGAGATAAATTTTGCCCGACAGTGGGGATGTCTGCATTTACATCCGTTTCAGGATAGAATACATGCCCGTCGAAGACGATATATTCGTGTCCTGAAAGCTCATAGGCATTGTATTCCGGGTCATAATCTGCAATAGCTCCCCAACAGTCGGATTTCATAGGATCAAGATTATAATCGAAATTATCAAAAGTCAACAATGTATAGAATCCTCCATCGTATTCGACCACACTCCATAACGGATATTCAACAGGCTGCCATAAGGATGTTTCCATCTCTATCCAGCCGGTAGCCATCGGAATACGGATATCATCGAACTTGTAGCCATTCTCTGAAAGACATGTATAGATAACTCCATTACAATTCACCTTATCACCCGGATAATAGGTGCTAAACTGGGAATAATTTATAACCTGTGCTACATCTGTATGGGTATCGGAACACTCTTCCCAATATATAACTGTTGATGGCTTGCGATAACCACTGATGGAACGTATCACTTCATGAATTTGTCCTTCAAAGTAGATATGCACTCCCACCGGATAGGTAATGCGCCGGTCATATTCGGCGATATATTTTCCTTTGGCGAGCTCTTTCTCCACTTCGTAATTTTCCGAGAGATATTCCACGATACTTATTTCTGCCGATTCTTCAGCTTGGACAAACCGCCCGTCATTGCCCCGTGTAAGCTGTGCAAGGGCTTCTTGAGTGATGATACCCAAATAATCGTTGTTATTGAGAAACCGTCTATACATATTCTTATTTCGTTGTTAATATGAAAATCCTTCCTGAATAGCCGAGGTAGAAACCACATATCCGTTTCCGTCTCCGCCGCTCTTAAACTTGTACCAACTGTCGCGCAGATAATAACATAGCAGATAGTCAAGGCAGTCGGACAAATGACCGTAACGCTCGTATTTTACACCGGTTTTCGGATCGGTAGTCTTCTGTTTATTCTTGGAACCGTCCTCGTTGCGGAGTTGATAAATCAAATCCTGCGTGAGCTTCCGGCATTTGATGTCTATCTGTATATCCCAGCCGTTGTAACCATCGAATACCTCGTTTACAAACTCACAACGTGTCACCTGCGGAGGCTGCTTTCGTAAAAGTTTCACTTTCGGGCGTAGAACTCCTTTACCAAAAGTGTCCGTAATGATGGTGTAGTTGTTAATTCCGTCCTCGTTAGTGGTGGAGCGCTGCAATCCGGATGGATCTCCTGTTACATCCACTCCGCCGATATGTTTGTCACGGTAAAGTTTCAAACGTACTTTTCGTGCCAATGCAGGTGTGTTATTTTCTTTTTCCTCCGGCTTACCGAGTATTTCCTCAAGTATATATACCTTCTTGTTGTCGTAGTCTATCTGTGAGGAAAGCACGGACATTTGGGGAGCGACATTAAAATCCCAAACCGTAACAAGCGGTTTGGTAGGATCATATACTTTTTCTTTCAGTCCGGTAACAAGATGCCTGGAACCATCAAAACTACGATAAATAGCCATATCGTTAGCTTCTACAAAGTCCCAGTTGCCATAAAGCAGGCGTTCCTTGGTGGCCTGATCCCGAATTTTGTTCAATGCAGCCTCGTAAACCTGACGAAAAGCAATATTCGGGTTATCAAATACGGAAAACGGAATATAGGATTCACCTTCACGGCAAATAACTTTTTCACCATTCTCGTCTTGTACAAAACGGGAGCGCACCCAGTTAATCGTCGGATTGGTCGTGAGCAACATTCGTGGCGTCTTAAACGTTTCGTGGGTTCTCCAACGGAGACGGGAAAATAGCACCTCGACAGCCCGTTCGGAAATCTCCGATACCTCGTCCACCATAGCAATGGTATATTCGGACGAACCAAAACGTTCGAAGTTCGGGTCGCTGGGGATATCTGCCATCTCTTTCATGATAATAACCGAATCATTCCAAAATGTGAGTGTGCCTTCGAGATTGTTTATCTTGTAATTTATATCCTCTTTAAGTCCCCAATCTTTCAGTATCGACTTAATGGTATTCCAGGTCGATTCCTTCAATGATTTGAGTGTTTTACGGGCTACGACCGCACGAATATTCTCAAACCGGATACACGAGGATACCAACCATACGCTACCGATAAAAGACTTTCCGCCACCTGCCGCTCCGCCACCCAATATCAACTGTGGAAGATTTTGCGACCTACATTGCTTACATTGCGGCTTATACTGCGGATTCCTTTGCGGGTCGTAACCGACAAGGATTTGCTCTATTTCTCCACCGCAGTGGGGGCAATAATTAGGCTGCAACAACTTCCACAGTTCATATTGTCGTGGTGACGGTTTGAACTCGATATGCAGGTTTTTAGGCGGTTTGAGCCTGTTGACCGCCATTCCTTATACGATTTGAATGGTTATATCGGTTTCGGACTCAAGTATGGAATATAATTTCTGGAAAGTAGCACGGGATTCCAACACTTTCCCTTTAACTGTGTTATTTCCCACGATGATGCAGCCGGCAGAATCAGATTCGGTATTGCCGGAATGAATCAGGATACCGAGGAAATGGGGCACATCGTGCAGATACGGCATCTTTTTCTTATACTTGGGACTGTACTGAAGAGTAACTTTATATGTCCCAGCGGGAATGGCGGTTCTGGCATAGATCTTTTCCTTACAAGTACAAGAACAGCCATTAGGGGTATTAGGGCAAACAGCCGGAAGTTCTCTTACGGTATCTTCGATGGTGTTACAGAAAAATTTACCGTTGATGGACAAGTCGCCTATTGTATAGGTCGAGCCTCTGAATTTGCGATTGAGTGTTAGCTTCATATTTTGATACTATTTGTATCGAAAGAGTAGCGCCAACTATCGAATAGAGTTTATTGAGAATGTTTATAAGGTAAGATTTTAGAAAGTGATTATTGTCTTTGTTGTGTTGTAGGTACTCAATATCTAATGAAAAGTGTCAGAACCTCTTTAATAGACGGGTAAATGTTTTTTTCGTGGATTCGGCATTTTAATCTAATTAAAAAGTTGCATGAGATAAATCGTATATAACATCATAAAGAATATCGTCATAATACAATTAGTTACCCATAATATTCCGGCATTTCTCCGTCCAAGAGTTTTTAAGAATAGAAGAGGAATAGGATTTGTGTGTTATTCTGATACTTATAGCACTTTATACAAAGAAACGAGGGCTCTATTTTCTGTTTGAAACAAGAAATGACCGTTACTTAATATGCATTCATGAATATTGCTGTCATTCGGATCGGAATCTAATAAACGCACAGCTTCATCTTTATCTATAACTTGCATCTCCACACCTTGTATTGTTATCAAAGTGGCATCTTTGGGAATCTTCATAAGTCCATTTAATAATGTACTTTTCATAATACTCTAATTCTTGGCCTGAAGTCCCGTCAAGCATTTTTATAATCAAAAGAAAACGTGGGACATAACTGTCGCACCAAGGTTCTGGTAAAACCTATCCGCAAACAAGTTAAGCCCACACCAAAGCATGGGCGAAAACCGTTTGTCTTGCGGATGAATGAAATTTACCAGATTTCGGTGCATGACAAAAGCTAACGCTTTCCGTATGTATTTATCATGTCATTTACAGATACAGCATTATTACTGTGTCTGCAAGAATGTACTTAGCCATAATCGCACAATGGCTGCATACATGAAAATTATTGCTTCGACTCTTCGAGTGAAGCTTTACGAAACTCTTTCATCAATTTTTCCAATTCCAATGAAGCCTTGCGGGCACGAGTTCCTGCTGCTTTGTTACCATTTTCAATTTGAAGTGCTGCATCCTTAGAAAATGCGGCATATACTTCCTTTATTCTTTTAATTAATTCTTTCATAGAAAATCTTATTTTAAATATTCAGCGGCAAAAATAACAAAAAAATCGAGAGTAAAAGCGATATTGTACAGATTATGTTATTTATCTAATGCTCTATCAACCCCTTGTGCCATTCATAAACCAAACAAACCCTCCGAACTTGGAGGATTTAAGAACCAAATGAAACATATGGTTTACACAACAATGGGAAAAACGAAATTAGAACATATCTTCCATCTGCTGCTTGATCTCTTCACGTTTTGTGTTTTTGTAATAATGCTTGTAGATGGTCAGTGGACTGTTACCGGCCATTTCAGCGACTACATAGGGATTGTTTCCGGCATCTACCATTTTAGAAATGAAAGAACCACGAGCAGAATACCAAGTGATGTGTTCCTTTATCCTGAGCATTTTACAGGCTTTCTTTAAAGTCTTTGAAAGTCTTTCTGAGATTTGCCTTACCCGTTTTGTTTTCTTTTGTGTCGTAGTGTGTTTATGGGTAAAAACAGGGAACACATAATTCCCATAGCTTTCTCCCCGGTATTTTGCCATAATAGCTTTTGCTTTACTGAGCAACTCCGGCTTCGCTGTCTTGGTGAATTTGATACGTTCGTACACGATACGGTCTTCTTGAACCAAATCCCAAGTCAGGTTACATACGTCGACGTTCGCCATGCCACCGGTATAATAGCTGAACAGAAACAAATCAAGATGCAGTTGCTCCTTTTTCGTAAATAAGCTACGGTCGATGTTCGCAATCTTGTCAATAACCTGGCTGGGTACTGCTTTTGAAGTGGTTTCCGGCCATTTGATATCATTGCCAAGAACCTCAAATGCTTTCATGTTTACCCCATACATACCTTCTTTATTTGCATAGTTGCAGACAGCCCTGAAACGACGCAGCTTGCTGGTCAATCCTCCCTTGTTGCCATTTTCTATACCTCGCTGTTTAATCCAAAAAGAAAAGTCAAGTAAGAATTGTTCGGTTATATCTTGAAAAAAGTAAGAAGAGAAAGCGCGGTCATACTTCTCCTTCGTAAATTCCTGCAATACTCTTTTCAATGCGGGATACTGTTTGGCATTGGTGGAACTGTCAACAATCTGCCCGTTTTTAATACGTTTCTTTTCCAGGAATTTTGCTTCAAGGAAATCAATCATTTGTTGGACAGACTTCACTTTGGTTTCCGGCCGTTGTTGTCTGACTTCGTCAAAGCAATGGGATAGTTGTACAGGCGACCAATTTCGTCCCTCAACTTCCCATGACTCTACCACATGGAGATATTTTGTTCGTAAATCAAACAGCAATTTGTTCTTCACTACAGCTTCCGGACTGCCAACTTTGAAGCATTGAGCATTGGAATCCCAGTCTTTTAACAATCCGGTCACATTTATAACCTTCGGTACGCGGGCGTAACCGGTCTTGAAAAAAATCATTTCCAGTTTGACCATCTTTGTGTCTTTGGGGTTCTGTTTTCCCCTGATGTTAATCGTATACATAAACTGATAACAAGTTAGTTAATGGTTCATTATTAGTTCGCATTAATAGGTATTAATTGGCATTAATTTACCTACATAGAAACCTACATGAAAAGAGTAGTTCCCTTAGCGAAAGAATGTTTGTACGGGTAAACCCGTACTTGTTACATTATCTAACTTGTTATCAATCAGTACTTCCAGTTATTTGTAGAAGTTGTTACCGAAAAAAGGCTGTCTCAAA